CTTATGCAGAAGCCAAAATTAAAGACCTTCTTAAAGGCAGACATGCATCTGTAGAAGGCCGTATAAGACAGAACAGATGGAGTGATGATAAAGGTAATCATTCTGCTGTTTACATAGAAGTTGAAAATATCTCTTTTCCTCCAGGCGCTTTTACACCAAAAACAGATACACCGGATGCACAACAACAGCCGGCAGGACCAGAACCTACAGAAAACTTTGATGACCTGGATGCAGGTATTCCATTTTAATAGGAGGAAAATATGACACCGACAGAGTTTGCGGACAAAGTTGCAGCAATGCGCGAAGCTCAGAAGAAGTATTTTAGAACACGCTCCACACAGTCTTTACAGCTATCAAAGGTATTAGAAAAAGAAGTTGATACGATTTTAGCGAATCGTAAACCAAAGCAAAAAGATGAATATAAACAGGAAAGTTTATTTAATTGAGGAAAAGAAATATGAGTAAAGAACTTGATAAAGAAAAACTTTATTTACTTGAAATAGAGTATGAGTTGGAAAGTGAAGAAGGTATTAAATCAACAGTGAAATCTTTACTGGTTGGTTATGTTATTGGTAAAGAAGATGCTTTTTTTTATGGAAGTGTTTTTGACAAACTAGAAGATGGTGGTATTACAGGTGGAGATACAATGTATTTATCAGTTTATGAGTTTGAGGACTGGGTTAAGTCCATTAAGGTGATTGCGTAATGACAGAAGTTGAAGCACAGGCCAAAGACTTTGCAATGTCTCATAAAATGAATCTTGCAGAGCCTACAGTAATTGCTCATACGATAGAGCTTATGGAAGATGCGTATATTGCAGGTTATAACGCAGGGAAAAAAGAAAATGACAGTACAACAATTATGCGACAGATTGACAGAACTATGCCATGCAGGATGCGCACAATATGAAGTGCTGCATACTTCCGGTATGGAAATAAAGAAGGTTACACGTGCCGAAGAAGTTGGAAAAACGGTGCTTATAACGAGCTGGAAAAGTCCAGAAGAATATAAAAACGAAACTTATGGAGAAGAATTATGCTTATAACAAGCAGGGAGGATTAAAACTATGACAGAAATTACAAGAAGTGGAATGTATGAGCAGATGGTTCAGGACATTATCGACAATGACGAGCTTTTGTATATGCTTAGAGCTTCAAATGCAAAAGTGGTTTGTGTTGTATCAGACAATGTAAAGCTGGATGAAAGTAAGCGCCGTGTTTATGCTGAGATTGAAAAAATACCGGCTAAGTATGAATCATTCATTAATGCAGATGCAATGATTATTATTTATACACCAAACATTGCTTCTTTTGATCCAAAGAAAAAAGAAATTGTACTTTTGCGCGAGTTATTAAAACTTTGCATAGATGAAACAGAAAACAAAAGAAAAATAACTATTGGAGATTATGATATAAAAGACTTCCGCTGCATTGTACAGCGTTACGGGGCTAACTGGGATCAGGAAGCTACTTTGTTTGATGAGGTTGAAAAATGATTGCAGAAAAAGCGACAGAATGTATAGAACAGGCAGTATGTCACGAACTTAGAAATATTGTAAAGAAATACGGTCCTACTTATCACAGCGAGCACGAAGGTTTTGCAGTGCTTATGGAAGAATGCCAGGAAGCTGCAGAATGCGATAAGGATATGCAGCATTCACTGGAAGAATTATGGAAAAGCATAAGGGAAAACGATATAAGTGCTTTCGAATTGTCGCAGGTACAGGGTTTTGCGAAATGTCTTGCAGAAGAAGCTGTACAGGTTGCAGCTGTATGTGAGCGTTTTATGGAGACTTTAAGAAAGAACACAGAAGTAAAAAGCCGTGAAACGACTTACAGAGAGGATAAGACTATTTTATGAATGTAAAGTATTTTGTTTTGACAATGCTTAACTTTATTCTCTTATTCATTGCACTTGTTATGATTGCCGGCTGCATTCACGACAACAAAGTTTTGCGGGGCTATAACGAACAGCTGCGCCAGAGCATGTTGGAATTAAGACAGGAATCTGAACGCACAGAAGCTCAGATGCGCCTGGTAAAAACAAACAGCGATATTGTACTCAGAATGGTTACTGAGGGAATGTTTTTGGAGGAAGAATATGAATAAAAGACAACTTGTATGGGCAGAGAATTGGCATAAGAAAATCAGTTGTATTAAACAAGATTTATATACACTTGAAAACTATGATTATGAAGTTGAAAATGTTTTTTTTATTGTAAACAAGAAAAAGACTTTTAGACATAATGAGCAAACAATTAAACTTGATTCTCCTATTTGTATAAAAGCAATTCAAAACGAACTTAAAAAAGAACTGTTAAGAGCAGAAACATTTTTTAGTGTTGTAGAAGATAAAGATTTTATGAATTACAGATGTTCTCATAAATCGGGAAGTTCTGAATGTATATATAAAGATTGTTATGGTTGCAACTGTTCTTATGACTTTTTTGATAGTGATATAGACGAAATTTTGCACGAAAGAGCAGGTTATATTAAGGAAATAAAAAAATGACAGATCTGCAGCGCGAAGAATTAAACCGTTATTTTGCACCTATCTATTATGTAGAATATGAAGAAACGCTACCAGGTGAGTTATTTCCGCATACAACACGCGTAGGTTATTATGACAAGCGGAATAATAAAAAAGAAGCGCTGCGAGCTTATGACGAATTAAATGGCACACGTGTAATCGAAAAGAATATGCGAACTGGTGTAGAAAAAATTATAAAGGGAATAGAAAAATGACCATACAAGAATTATCAGACGAAATGAGAAAAGAAAGAGCAAGGTGTGACCGCTACTGTGGTACTTGGAACAGTGAAGATAGAGATTGTGAGATATACGGAGAATATCACCCAAGCCCTGCAAACTGTCGGTATTTTTTAGAGTGCGAATTAGAAAGAAGAAACAAGGAGATAGAAAAATGACAGTAGAAGAAAAGTCAGATAGATGGTTTAAGGAAAAATACGGAAACGAAGGTTTTACTGATATTGAAGAAGAAATCCGTAAAATATGTTTTGAAGATGGCTACAAAGAATGCGAGAAGGAACAAAAAGAATGTCAGGATTTTATTTGGGAAAGTGTGGGTTTTAAAAAGCGCGGTTTTGTTAATTCTATCCAGATTGCAGAGTATATAGGCAAACTGGAAAAAGAAAGAGAAGAGACCAGAAAAAAAGTTATAGAGATTTTTGCAAACGACGAAGCGCAGCAAGGTGAACTTTGGAAGGCCTGCGGTTTAAGACTAGTGGGCTGGGACTATGAGAAGAACCAGCTGGACGAAAACTTTATGCTGCTTTATGGAGTAATTAATTGATAAGTGAAGCACGCAATATAGATTGCATGGAATACATGAAAACTATACCCGATAAGTTTTTTGACCTGGCTATTGTGGATCCGCCTTATGGAATAGGTGCACCAAAATAAGAAATCAAAAGAGGCAGTAGAAAACACATTAAAGATTTATTCTATGATTTTGAATCCTTGCCCTGAATGCAGACGAAAAAACAAATCAACCGAAAACGAAAAGAAAATATGTAAAGAATGCTGTTTTAACTATACCAGTAAGTTTGAAATGTAAATAGAAAAATAATTTTTATTGTTTATGACTTGACAGAATTACATGGTGTATTCTGTAAGCATGGAAACAGAAGAGTTATTTAAAACTTTATATTCACGCTGGGATCAACTTAAGGAAAACAGAAAAAAGTTTGAATCTGACTGGAAAGATGCTCAAACTTACTCTAACAATATTGTGCTTGACTGGGATAAAGTTGGGGAAGTGCCAACTCGTCCAAAACGATTTACTTCAAAAGCATACGGTTATAAAAAGACACTGGATGCTGGTATTGTAGGTTATGCAGTAAGTCCAGCCCTCGTATGGTTTAAATTAACCCTTGAAGATCAGGAACAACTTAAAGGTTATAAGGTAAAAGACTGGCTGGAAGATTGCGAGAAAATCATGCTTGCAATGTTTAACCGTACAAACTTTTACAGCGAAATTAATCCGGCCGTAGGTGATTGTACCTGCATAGGACACGGTTCACTTCATATTGATGAAGATATTAAAAACCAGCGCCTGCGTTTTACTTCCTTCCCTCCAAATCAGCTTTATTTTGACATTAATTCTTATGGTGAAGTAGACACCTGCTTTAGATGGTATTCTGATAAACTGCGTAACGTTGTGGACTTTTTTGGAGAAGAAAACGTACACGAAAATATGCAGCGGGATATAAAAGAGACTTCTCACTGGAATGACGACTGCGAAATACTTATGTGTGTCTATCCTCGCACAGACTATAATCCGGAGTTTAAAAACGCAAAAAATATGCCTTATGCCTGCGTTTATCTGGACTTAAAAAACAGACATATTCTGCTAGAATCAGGTTATAACGAGTTTCCGTTTGCGGTTTTTGAATGGGACAGATATGCTGGTTTTGCATACGGATCCAGTCCTGCTATGGATGCGCTTAATGAAATAAAAGCGTTGAATATCATCAAAAAGACAAGCCTGCAGATTGCTCAAACAAGTGCACAGCCACCAATGCTTGCAAGTGAAGAAATGCATGATATAAGCATAAGCCCAGGTGCTGTTAATTACTTACCTGCAAAAGACAGCAGACTTGAAGCTTTACGCACAGGTGAAAACTATCCTATAACATTGCAGGAACTTGCAAATTATGACCAGGATGTGAAAGATTGGTTTTACGTTGATTACTTTTTAGCACTGCAG